AGAGCCCATTCTGCCCCTCGGACGGCATCTGGTATCCGTTCAGGACCTGCCCAACATTCGCACCGGCCTGCTGACCCAGCCCCTGTGACTGCAATGCGAGCCCCTGACTACCGGATAGCATTTGTTGCTCAACAGGAGAAAGGCTCTGAGTTTCGGTGTACTGGGGGGCTATCGAGTCGTTTGCGTTGAAATCGCCTGTGGGTATCGTCCCGGAGCCGTACCCAGGCGGAGTAGCCCCATACCCTTGCACTCCCCTGAGCTCTCCCCCGGCTGAGGGAATGGGGGCCTGATAGGGGGCGGCCGATAATGCGGACGCCCCTGCGCCGCCAGAGGGCGTCGTCCCAATACCAGAAGGGTTGACGCTCCAGGTAGTTGAGCCAAACGGCGTCACCTGGTTGACGTCTCCCAAGGCGGCGTTGTAGTTGGCCGCCTGCGTGCCATATTGGTATTGAGCCTGCGCAGACTGATAGGGATCCGGCGCGCTAGGCGCGGACTTGCTGCTACCCATTACATCACCGCCCTCTGGATTGGCCTGGGCGCGCCGCTAGATCCCATTTGACCCAGCGCATTGGCAAGCATCTGGGGGCGATTTCCCACAGGGGGTTGTTGACCCTGATTGAGAGGCGGTAATGATCCACCCATAGGCGGTTGCCCAACACCCGGCCGCAACTGCGCCTCCCCTGGCGTCGAATAACGAGGCTGCATGTTCGTGATCGGCGCCGACCCCATGACCGGATAGCTGGCGCCGGGGATGCCGCTAGCCGTGCCCGCCGGCGGGCTGTAGGCCGGCGGCTTCACGTTTCCACCGATCGTCCCGGGTCGAATATTGTTTGCGCCCATGAAATCGCCCCACATTGAGAAATCGGCACTCCTCGCGGAGCATGCCATAGATGATCAGGTCGTCGCCGTTTGGAAGGATGCTGCGCACGAGTCCCTCGCGGATGAAGCCCAGGTGCTCATCGAATCGCTGCGCCGGTAGGTTGCGTGCAGGCACTACGCCGGTCACACGCCGGCATCCGAGCTGCTCAAAGGGGTAGCGGAACCCCTCCCCGAGGAAAGACTTGCATAGCCAACGGCGTCCGGGAAGAGCCGCGACATGCATGTGAATATCGGTGCGCGTGTAGTTCTGATAAATCACCCCGGCCAGTAGCGCTCCGGTCTCATTCGCAAGCCCAATCGCTGTGTATGGCGTAGTCCCAAACTCAAACACGTCTATCTTGGAGGCCACCCATTCCGCGACGCGCTTGTCCTGGTTGGCGATGATGAACCTACCCATAGAATAGACTGCCCTTCTTATATAGGAAGTTGGTGGATTGCCACTTTGCCGTCACGCCGTTGACGTTGGCCTTCATCTGCATGGACGACGAATAGCCCGTGCCGTTGAGACCGATCCATGGCTTGACGATCTGCTGGTTGTCTCCCCACAGAGAAGAGTTCCACATCGCAACATTCCATTGCGCGCCCGTCACAGTGGATACCGGGACTGTTTCGGGAAAGGCCGTCGCGCTAAAGTCGGTCAGTAGGTTGATGACGACTGTGAGAGATCCGCCGACCTGGAATATGGGCTGACACTGCGTGTAGATTTTTAGTAGCTCTGGGTCTCCGAAATACGAGAATGCCGGCTGAGCGGTGATGATGTATGAATTTCCATCATCACTATTTCCACTGTCTCCCTGTCCAACATATCCAGCGGCCCCAAAGTAGATGTTGTTGCTCATCAACTCGAAACAGAACGGATTCCAAGATGAATTCAGCTGCCCCCACGTGCTCCAGGCCCCAGAAATCGTATTCTGTACCCACTCGAAACTCGTCGTGGCAGAGGTCGGCACGTTGACTACGATCTTCTGCCCGGTCGGATATAGGACGACATGCCAGCCGAAGTTTTGTCCGAATGCCTGCGCATCACTGTTGATGGCCGTCCGGATCTTATCTGTGATGGCGACTGTCGGCTGAGAGCGATCGGTGACAAGGGCCTTCGAAATGGGTATCAGGCCATCAGTTGTCAACAGTGCTGCATCCGAGCCAATCTTAGCCCATGTCCGGCGCCCTACCGCGAGTGGTGAGCCGATCTGGAAGTGACCCACCTCGAACCACGTCGATGACTGGGCTGGATCGAAGCCCTGAAACATCACGACTTCGCCCTGAGTCGAGACGAAGGCGATGTAGTCGGTGATGCCCGCAGAGTTATCGACGCTATTGGTCGCAATGCACGCGAGCGATCCGCCCTGGTTGAAATTCGGCCCCATCGGCAGGAGCGTCAGTGCACCGGCGAACACATTTTGAGGCAAGTAGTACACATTCAGAGTGCCCGCCTGGACGAACCAGAGGCGGCTTTTATACCGAACAACCTGGCTCAGGGATGTGAGCGGGGAAGGTCCGGAAGTCCATGCGTACGGCGAGCTCGAGCCAGTAATCGAATGCCACGTCCCGTCGTAGATCAGGGGATTGTCAACGCCATTGACCACCACGAGCGCTTCGGCGCTACCCGTGCCCAACATAGTCCAGTCGTATTGGACGTTGGTGACTGGCTGGACGGTATTACTTACCCCACCAACAATAGCCGCGCCGGCAGAGCCGCCGCCGGCGTTGTCAACTCTGTATATCGACCCCACTCCGGCAGATATGACGCCAGCATAGAGCTGATTTAGCCCACTCAAGGCGTTGTATGCCATCACCGAGAGAGCGTTTCCAGTGAAGGTCGCTAGCGTAGATTTACCGCGCCTCAGCTCCACCCAGCTCGGTTGGCAGAACATGTTGTCTAGCACGATGGCGTCCGTCTCGGGCATGTTCGCCAGGGCGTCTCGTGCGTTGATACCTCCGACTGGCGCTGCGAGCGTATAGCCCTGCGCCTGAGGCTGGGCCGCCTGCTGGAGACGCATCTGGCGGATGGCGGAGGCGCGCGGCATGCACTATGACCCGAACCCGGTATCCGGCACGTTCTGAGCGTTCAGCAGCCTGATTCCCGATGCCCGAGCATTCAGTGGCAGATTCCGGCCCATCACCACGCGCCCGGTAACCGTCGCCAGCTTATCGTCGTATTCCTGCCACTCATCCGCGTACGCCATACCGAGCGCCTTGAGCACGCGCCACTTGAGAGATAGTGTAATGAGGTCCTCGGGTAGCACCGAGACGTCTGTATCGAGCACAAATGCCGATTGGACGGCAACTGCGGGAGATGCGGCAACCGCCACCCAGTTCACGGACGCGTACTCGAATACAAGCTGATCAGATATCGGACTGGCCTGCCCTGTCGGCACGTATGGCGCGGGATTGATCAGTATCTGCCCGTCCGTGAGCCGGTATCTCAACCGAGGGCCAACAGGGCTGATGCCCGACTTGAGCACCTGCCACTCCTGAGCGTTCACAGGTCCGAGCAGCTGCCAGCGGAAGTTACGATCCCATCCTGTTTGCGGGATGAAGTAGTTGAGGTCGGACGGCTGCGGATACGCCTCCTGCCCGAACGCGAGCGATGAATCAACGCCCGTGACGCTGATCGTCGGGACGGTTGAATTCTGGGACATCGTCACAGTGCCAGCGCCGGCATTGACGGATGCCACCATCGAGTCATTGAGAGCGAAAGTGGAGGCGACCTGCCACCCAGACTGAACGCCGGCCAGATTCGTGCCAGTGACGTTCGTGATGACCGGAGAGTTAGCGGTGAACGTGCCAGTGAACGGGCCAATTCCGATTAGGTTGAACAGAAACTGCTTGCGCAGAGGGGGCCAGTGGTCCGCCGCCTTGGTCGCATCCCTCAGCTCAAACCCAGCGCGATTGGCTAGCGCGAACGCCTTGATGACGTTCGAGTCAGTGTTACCCGCGACGGTCGACGGCGGCGCGAGGCCTATCTCACCGAATGCCTGCTGGACAAGCGTTAGGAGTGACATCAGGCATCTTCCTTAGCCTCGGCAGACTCGACGATATCGCGCGTGCGCTTAGAGGTTTTCACTGACGCCGTCTTGAGAGGCTGAGGCGCTGGAGGAGCGGCGGACTGCATCATCGGCACCTGTTGCCGCATACCCTGCGCAAACTGCGCCTGCATGTTCACGATAGTCGCCTCTAGCTGCTTGATCTTCTCGTCCTGGAGATTGACCTTCTCCTCGGCCCTGGACGCCTTGGCCTGCTCGCTGGCGACGATGCGATTACGAGCACGCTCGTCAACCGCGGCCCGCGCCAGGTCGCGGTACTTGCGTCCGCCCATGATGGCTCCCGCATTGGCGTCGGACAGCGCGGCGAGAGCCTCGACCGTTGGAATGCTAAGCAGCTTCAGGGATTCGGCGTACGAGCGCGTAACGACGCCCCATTCCTCGATCGGCCATCCGTCATCCGCTTTCTCGCCGCGGCGCATGAAGCGCGCCCAGGCGTTCGGATATTTCGCTGTGTCCGGTCGATCGCCATTGGCGCACTGCTGCAGCACTTCCCAAGTGGTGTGGTATTCGCCTGACTCGGGATCGATCGCAGTGTCGTACTCGATCCCGGAGGCCAGGGTATCCCAGACGGTCTTAGAGTTTCCCGGAGCAACGATGCGCACCCAGATCCGATCCTGAAAGA